CGGCTGAGCCGTGCTTCCTAATGACCTAAACATAGTATTAGTTTAGAGGGATTTACGATTGTAGGGGGTCTATGCCTCTATCTCGTAGTGCATTTATTAAACCTTCTCTAAGTTCTTTGCCTTCATCTTTAGGGGCTAATTGAGCCGCTACAGCACGGGCTACTCGGTCAGCCAACAATTGATTCTCAATGTCAGCAATTAGTTCTTTGCTGGTTACATAAACGTCATAGCGGTTTGCAGTTCGCTCAATATCTTCCGCTGCTGGAATAAAATGCGTAGTAATGGTACCGTCTTTATGGACACCAATACTGTAGGCAAATAAAACGTCTTTAGAGTCACTCATGCTAAACCTAGTAACTTTTGTTTACGTTGTGCTACGCCAATTGCTACAGGGCAAAAATCACATAGGTAGGTCTTTGGACCTGCCTCATCTTGATAACGTCCCAATCCTTCGGCTTTACGCTCTTTAACAGTTTTAGGAACAAGCATTTTTTCTTTGCTATGCCAATCAGCACATCCATCTTTAGGTTTATTATGGCGCCCATAACACTCCATGGCACCTTCCATAAAGGTGGAACGAGAGTCATAGAAACTATCATCAATTTCTGCAAGGCCCTTAGAGCCTCCGCCTTTAATCTGGCGAATAATTTCTTTTTTAGATTCAGTTTTTGCCCATGCTTTTAATGGCAAAACAAATAACTTACCCTTGTGTGGCTCACCTGAAGGGAAGACATGTGGTTCACATGCAATAGTAAGTAGATGGTCTAACTCTGGGTCACCATCGTATGGTGGTAATTCTTCTAATGTTTGGCAGACAAAACAGAACAACAATCTAAACATAGGTTCATTGGCTGCTGGCTTTTTTTCGCCTAAAATAGGTACGTTACTCATTGTGCTCCTTGTAGTAGTCCGATTATCTTAACAGATTATGAGTTCCACAAATTCGATTCAGTAGTATCAGCCTTTGCCTTGCGCTTTGCTGCACGGCGTTCCATTGTCTTTTCACGCTCACTCTTTACGCCAATTGCACGGCGAGTTACTGCCTGCTTCTGCGCTGTAGTTGCGCTGTGGTAAACATCTGGGTAGTGCCATCCACCTTCATGGTGAACTGCTAACGGCGTATCTGAACGTGGGTCATTAACTGTGTAGTCAGGATTTTTTAATCCCTTAAGTTGTTCTGCAAACTGTGTTCCATGTAACCACCCATGAGAACGAGGTCCTCCCTCGTGTCCTTCAAAGTTATTACCTTTAAACGGTTCACGTGCTGCAATAAGTGGACCAGCATTACGATTAGAGACTCTTTTAGCCATGATTACTTACCCATTACTTTCTTATGGTTTTTACGAGCACATTTACCACATACTGTTCCAGTAAGATGACCTAGCGGGTCTTCGTGACCACATGTTGCCATCATTTTATTTCCTGAAGCATATGTATTTGGATTAGCAACTACATATTTGTCATCGTTATTTGCCACAATTACTTACCTGGGTTAACCTTGTTTGGATATTCAGAAGTAATAAAACCATAACCCCAAAATGGGTTAAGTGATTGACGATTAGCCATGGTCTCTTCATTTCCTTGACCAGGAATAACTTCTGTATTTGGGCGTACCTTACGATACTTGCCGTCTGTTGCGCCCTCGGCTAACGATGCGTTCATTGAACGGGATGAGTTAACTGCCATTATTGTCCACCTTGTCCTTGTTGTGCTCTAGCAAGACGGTCTTCATGGGCCGCTTTACCAATAGCAAGTCTAGCCTGTATCGCCTTGTGAATTCCTGCTAAATGTTGCTGTAACTGAGGGGTTGGATGCAAAACTTGGTGGTATGCCTGTCCCAACGTGGCATGTAACTCTGGAGACATGGCGCGAATATTTTCGTGAATTCCTTCAAACGCCCCTCTGTGTGTGGTGTGTTCTTCAGAACCAGGAGCAGCACTCATCAACCCAGTCAGATGATGCATCGCTGCATCTACCGCTGCTTTAACTTTTGGATATCCAGCAGCAAATCCTTTTTTAACTGGGGCAACACCCATTCCTCTTTCTGCATTTCTAGGTTTTGGAGTTATTGCACCAATTGATTCTAATTTGGCTGGAGGCAACTCTGTACGAACCGCTGCAGAGCGTTCTTCTGGTGTAGTTGCAACTATCTTTCCACCCTCACCATGTTTAACAAGGGGAACAGCAATTTTGCCAGTTGCTTTATCTAACTTCTTACCAGTACGAGTTGCTTTTCTTGGACGTTTTGTTGCCATTATCTTGGGCGCTCCAACTTCATTCCCATAGGCAAATAAGGCTTTGGGTTACGTGGCTTTCCTTTAACAACAGAACTTCCACCAGCATCTGGACGCCAATTACCACCTTTTGGATAATGTACTCCACTGTGTTTATCGTGGCCTTTACGACGTTCATTAAATTGTCTTTGAATGTAATCGTGCCCTATTTGTTCAAAACCACTCATGCCATCTTACCTTTGGCTCTTGCTACTTTCATTTGTGAAATACAAGATAGGCAATGTCCACTGTTATACAGGGCTTCTACTGGGTTCATAATAACGCCGCATGTTGGGCAAGGATGAGAACCTTTATACTTCATTGCGTTTTCAGCAATTTGCTTGGCTTGCCATTCTAGTGGCTCTGCGCCATCACCATAATTACCTGACATTAGTTGCTCCCTAAATTGTTTCTATCAGAACCGCTAAATCCTGCAGGACTTCCTGAGTACCAAGATACTCGTGGTTCAATGTAGTTACGGTCTACGCTAACAATATCTTCAATACCTGGTTGAGTGCGTTCACCATATCCAAAACGCTCTGGAAACAAACGAATCTGCGGCATTGGTGGGCGCACCATATCTTGAATATCTTTTCCAGGAACATTCATAATCATTAGCGCTTGAGAAGTTAAGCGCTCCATATTTGATGACCAAGGGCCGTTATATGAATACCGTTTTGCTACTTGGTCTGGCTGTACTGGAGCACGCCATGATTTTGTGTAGTCATAATTACCATCAAACTTTTGCGCCATATTATCTCCAGGCTGGCTTTAAGTAAGCCAACATTGTTTGACGACGCTCATTAATCTGCCCTGGCTCACTTGCCATCATGTTTGACTTACCGTCGTTAACTAGATGTGGAGCAGGTGTAAGTTGAACTTGGGGCGCATTGCGTTCAGACATGTAAGTTGTAACACCGTTTACACGCATTTGTTGTGCTTTCATCTGGCGAGCAATACCCATGTCAGCGTTAAACTCTTGTGGCCAAAAATACATTGATGGCTCAATGCGTTCACCTTTATGGACTCCACGTTGATATGCTTTTTGATTTACGCGGTTTTTAATTGAATCTAAAAGTCTGTCATCACGACGTGAACGAATTGTTCCTAGATAACCGTCAGGATATTCTGCAGATGGAACACGACCTACACCAATACGGAGTTGGTCCATTGTGTCGCGGGCTACAGGTGTGCCAGCACCGCCCTGGTTGTTATAACCAGCAAAACCGTTACCACCTAGTGATTGCCAGTTTTGTGATGCGGAAAAATTATTAACTGCACCAGCCATTAGTTTTCCTTCTCTGGACGAGGTTCAGAGGTGTACTTATGTCGAATTTCTTCATTGCGAATATTTTTCATATTCTTCATATCCCAAATAGCATCTTCATTACGGTTTACCATCTTCTTTTCAGCAGATGCTTTTGTTTTATATGCTGTAGACAAATCTAGTTGAACACCTTTATGAGGTGCTTCTTCATCAACCCAACTTCCCATGGCTGCATTGCGACCAGAAGACTCAGATTTTAAACGATTAAAGTGAGATGCAAATTGTTTTGCACTTAAAGAAGGATGAGAACTTCCTGCACTTTCAAATGCTGTTGGGACTGCTTGACCTGTTCGCTTTGAAGGTTCTTTACCAACAATATATGCGCTATCTCCTGGCTGTGCAAGTTTGCCAGTTGCTAACGACATTGTGGCTCCGCCATGTTCGCGGGTGCTATTAATGAAATCTTGGGCGCCCTTTGGGTTACTAGCAAGGGTACGGACTTCTTCCTTGGTGTACTCTGGACGTGATTTCTTAACCCATGAGAGGCTTTCAGTCTTCTTTTGCATGTTTATATTTTCCCTTGTAGACTAATAACTGTCTGTATAAAGGAGCCTAATATGTCTGTAGATATTGTTGCGGTTGATTTTGAACCTATTACTTGGGCGGTTCGTTGTGACATTTGCGACCAAATTGTCACGGAACCAACTACTGATGGAACTTTAGTAGATAGCCAAGAGGCTGAGCATCGCCAACTTCATGGCCTTGCTGACGTAGACTAAACGTTTGCGCCTTTATCGGACTTAGGTGCTTCTATTGGGGACTCTGAATCCCATGAGTAAGCAGTGCCACGGTTTTGTTTGTTATATCCAGCAATGTGTCCTGGACGGTTTGCAATATCTTCACTTTTAAATACTGAGCCTGCAGCATTACTGCCACGTGTTTGACTACTTAAAGATAATGGTTTTTCGTAATCAGGGTGCTCAACAGTTGGTGATGAAACAGGGGTTTCTGATTCACCACCGAACTGATTAAGAGATAGAGTTCCGTAACCCATATTAATAGTTGCTGTGAACGCCGTCTTCAAAGTTTGGGCGGTTCTTACCTGCAACAGATGGAACAACGCGAGCGTTTGCCATTGTTGGGCCTGCTGCTGGTTCTGTTCCTGCTGGAAACTTTACTGATGTTGCGTAACGTGCACCCATGCGCTCTGATGCAACTGCACCACCTGCAGAAACATTTGAACGATTTGCTTTATCAGCAATTGTTGAATCTGCTGCTTGAGTGTTCTTACGTGGCATTTGTGTTCCAGCAACTGGAGTACCACTTACATTGCTAAATTGTGTTTGGTCCATGCCAACATAACGGCGTGGGCTGTTTGCGTGTTCAGCAGAAGCAATAACTTCTTCTGGTGTTAAATGGTCTTTGCTCATGTTTTTTCCTGCCGCTTCTAGGTGTGATGAAGGTGCACCCATGCGACGACGCATTGCGTGACCTAGTGATGTCCATTTTGCCATAACTGACTCCTTAACTCTGGTACAAGGATACGGCTGATTTAGAACTTGTTAATGCTAAATACAATGGCTGAGATTTCGCCATCTCTGGATTCAATAGTTGTAAATCCAGGGACGTTGTAGAGACGCATACCCCTTGGGGCTACGTAACCACTGGCAATTGCCATTGCTTTGACTGCCTGATTAACGGCTCCAGCACCTACAGCGCGAAGTTTTACTTCACCTTTGTCATAGATTGCGTGGGCGATTGCGGAGGCAACGCTTTGAGGATTGGAACTTGCGCTTACACGCAAGAACGGCTCTTCTTGAGATAGTACTTCAGGTTTTTCCACGTGTGTTAGTCCTTTGGTTCGAATTAGTGTGCCGCTCCTCACCAAAGGGTAGGGCTAAAGTCGTGGTTGGTCTCTGTATTTAGGGTCTGACATTTGCTCAACAATTGACTTTTCAATTGTGCCAATTGCGTTACCTGACACTAGTCTGGCTAGGGCATAGGAGTCAGCAGCATTATCGTCGTTAAACTCAACTCCCCATCTCTTGTACATCTGTAACAACATCTCTTGTTTCTTGGCATTTCCTTTGCCTGCTGCATACTTCTTTAAGGTCATTGGTGGAACTTTTAATATAAAACGGCGAGCATCGCCTTCTTCGAAGAAATCAAACACCGAAAGTTGAACAACGGCGGATAGTTCTCCAAGCACCAATGCTGATTGGCTGGCTAGTACTGTTCCTTCCATGGCAATGTCTTTGACAGACCAATGTTCTTCTGCGTAATACAAGTTATCTGTTAACCACTGTCGTATATCTGACAGTCTCTCAATACCGAAATAAGGAGATTTATATACCCACGTCAAATATTCATCGGGCAATTTTACGCTCATAACTGTAAGGGCAAATCCTGTCAAAGATTGGTCAATACCAATGCTTACTAAAGAATCTTTCTTTATTGGTTTGCCTTCAAAAAGTTTAGTTGGCATGTAATGGGGCATCCATTCTTGTTTGAATTAGTGACTCTAACTCTTCTAATGTGCCCTCATTACGTAATACTCGGTCAAACTTGTAACCGTCCATCTCTAATTCAGAAACGTGATTATTAACTGCTTGAATTCCTGGACGTTGAATACGCCAAATTTCCCCACCTAGTTGTCTTACCATTACTGCTTCGTTTTCAAAACGTACATCTGTAATAACATAATTTTCTTTAAAGTTTTCCATCTTTCTTAAAGCAGCAACAACCCAAACATCATCACCCAAAACTTGACGAGCACCTACACCTAGTTCTTGTAAAAGACGACGAACTTCTTCTTTATTTTTGGCTAATGTCCATCCTTCTTCATTAATTATTGTTTTAAGATGATAACCGTTTGCAAGAATTGGATTTATCTCTAGTAACAATTCACGAATAGGGTCTGCAAAGGCTATACGTTTAAAACCGTATTTCTTAACTAGTATCTGTGCAACTTCATCTTTGCCAACTTTAGCGTACCCTGATAATCCAATAATCATTAGTAATTTCCAATTCTGTATTTAGTTAAATGAAAGAAAGTACATTCAGGACATTTATACACATACAAATGCATTCCCATTGCCATTGCTCTAATATTTCTAGCACGCTTTGCTTCTTTGCGATTAATATACCTAATTTTTTCAAAACATCTCATATTGAATACCTATCCTTTCTCATAGCACGAATATCGTTTGTTCTGCGAGTAATTTCTCGTGAGACTAAGGCAACATCTCGTTCAAAATTATTTGCAATAACTTCTACCATCTTACGATATGCATAATTTTTCATCAACTGTTCGTCTAGTTCAACAATCATTGGGTCCGCATTTACTTGTGCTTTAATAAGGGTTATTCTTTCTCCCTTCACTTTATCGCCATCTTTTGCTAACAATAATTTGGCTTCTAAAGTGTTTTTTCTTTTTTCTAAATACTTTTCGTCAACTTCTGCTGCGGCTAGTTGTCCTGCTACAAAGTTTGACCAAGCAGTTAATTTAGTAAATAGTTCACTTAAGGCTTCACTATCAAGAACAGAGATATCTCCAGGCATTAAAGGTTGGCGAGATTGCTCAGGCCACATCTCAATGTTTTGTTCCTTTAGTTTCTTAACAGCGTCTTCTGATGCTGGTCCTAAATTTAACATTTATGCTCCAATTAAATTACAGTATTTGCAACCATTAGGGTCAACATTACAGTCTGGCATAACTCCTGCATCCACTGCTTTGATAACTTGTTCTGCTTGGTAGAAGACTCTAGCAACAATTTCATAATCTGCTTTAACTGTAAACTCTTTGGTATCTTGGTCTGCTTTTAGTTCATAAAGAAAAACAATTTCATTAGGGGCTTCATCGCCGTACATTCTTTTGGCAAGTTCTAAATACATTTGCCCTTGGAGTAAGTGTGAACGGAAAGGTCTACGAATATTTTTCCAGGCTTTAGTAAGGTCACCGCCTGCATCAAAAAGAAGGTCTGGAGCCTCAAATCGCAAAGTTCCTGCTCCAATTGACTTAATTTCAATAAGGCAATCTTCTTTTATACCTTTAATCCAACCATCTGTATGGCCAGCAATACGTAGTTTGTCATCTACAAGAGTAACTTCTTTATACTCCATAACATCTGTACGACCACACGTAGGGCATTCAGGGGAAATTCCTGTTGTAGTTATTTCACAGGCTAGGCATTTAAATTTGCCGTATAAAACTCCCATTTCTTGAAATCTTTTTTGCCACTTTGCATGGATGTAATGACCTTCATCAAAGATGTTCTGCAAACGCAAATTAGGCTTATCAGTCTTTGGCTTACCACCTGTCATTAAATAATAAGAATACCTATGACAAAAGTCAGGTTTAATCATTTCTGACGGGTGCAGGACTGTTGTTGAACGGTCATCTAATGGTCGTTTAATAAGATGTCGTTCAATGTCGCCTAGTAGACGTGTTTCAGTCTTCTTAGCATCTAAGAACTTCTTTAACTCTTTTTCCATTTATTAGCCCCTACTGAAGATGTACTCTTCTAGTGTCATTGTTTTTTTGTGTACTTTTTTCCACTTACGAACTAGGGCATTTCTTTCTCTGTGAGAAAGTCCTCCCCAAATTCCATGAGGTTCTTCACGCTTTACTGCATCCCATAAACATTCTTTCTGTACTGGACACGCACGTTTAGTGCTGTCACCAAAACAAAAAGATTTTGCTTGATTTGCAATAATCTTGTACTGCTCTTTATCGCGTGGGGGATAGAAAAGGTCAGTGTCTTCTCCTCGACACCGCGCCTCATATCGCCAAGCGTACTCTGGTTCTTCCATGTGTTAGTCATCCTTAAGTCGGTCCCTCATTTCTAAGTAATCGTCTTCAAGGAGAATAACGTAATTCTCCCCGTCTAGATGAACGCCCAATACTGGAACACGTCCATCAAGGATGGCCTCTCTAACAATCTTTTTTAAGACGTCAGACTTTAAAGAAAAAGATTTCTTACCAGTCCACTTATGTTCAATCAGCAGGTCGTCTGAACGAACATCGCCTTTGCGAGACCAAAAGGCTCCTGAAGCAGCGTTGCGACTTCCACCAATTGCTTTGGCTAATCGCTTCTCATGCTTGAGGGATTGCTTTTGACCTTCACTCTTCATTAACACCAGCCATAGGGGTATCGCTGGAAGTAAGAACTAACCTTTGGATTTCTTCCTTGAGGTCAAGTTCTTCCTTAATACTTTGTATAACAGGTTCAATGCCCTGCCATTTACGTTCTCCGTAGTAATACCAACCGCCTTTGCGTTCGATAATTTCTTTAACTACAGCAAGAGATGCAATTTCTTTTGCAAAGTCAAAGTCTCCTGGTGCACAATCTCCACCTTCGGCAAAATAAAAATCAAAATAAGCAACACGTTGTGGTGGAGCAGTCTTGTTTTTCAATGTACGGACTTTAATTCTTTGTCCAATACGAACCTTATTATTTCCAGAACCAATCTCAATCCATTCATCGCGCCGTACTTCACAACGCGTAAAGAATGCGTAGTTCTTTCCTTCCCCACCTGGGGTTGTTCTTGGGTCGCCATGCATGACGCCAATCTTCATGCGGTATTGGTTAATGATAAGCCCCAAGACTGGGCGCTCATCTTCAACAAGGCTACGTTTCATCGCTGTACCGACTACACGGAAAAACTTATTGGTTAGTAAGGCTCCTCGTCCAACAGTCGCTTCTCCCATATCTTTTTCCATCTCTGGAGAAGGAGATAAAGCAGGGAGAGAGTCAATAACGATAGCATCAACCGCTTTAGATTCCGCGAACGCAATAACTGCATCATATGCCTCTTCCATAATAGATGTTTCTACAACAATAACCCTGTCTGTATCTACGCCACACATTTCAGCATACTCTGGAACCCATTGTTCTGCTGCTACCCAAACCGTTGTGTGATTTGGATTTAATGCTTGATTGGCTGCAATTGTCTTTAGTGCAAGCGCTGTTTTTCCGTGCGATGGTTCTCCAATGAGTTCATTCCATTGATTACCAGGGAACCCGCCACCAAGAACGTAATCAAGAGTGGTAGAACCACTAGTAATACGAGGAATGATGTCGCTACGAATAGCACTCGCAAACACCACCACATTGTCGCCAAACTTTTTGTTAAGTAATGCAACAACTTTTTTAGCCTCATCTGTTATCACTAATTAATCCTTCCAATAATTCCTTGTGGGTTCCAATTACTTGTTGTGTCATTACCTAACGCTTGTTTAGCGCCACCTTCCACTTTAGCACCTGTTAATGCTCCGTAGCGAGAACCAGATTGTCCTATTGGATAACCACAGTCATAACAACGAGGTGCAGCATTTGCAACAGCCATATAGTTAGCACTTCCACATTCAGGACATGTTTGAGTTTGATTTGCACTCATTGCTTTTGTCACTGGTTGTTGCGGTTGCGGTGGAGTGTATGGAGTCATTGGTTGTTGCGATGGTGGCATTGGTACGTTTGCTTGACGTGGTTGAGCAGTAGGTGTTTGTCCACCTAATTGTTTAGACCACCAATCAGAGTTACTCATTTGGCCTCTCCCCATTTGTTAACTATCTTTACGTCTGCAATCAATGGAACTGTAATCTCTTTCAAGATAATTCCTTCCATTGAATCGCGGATTGCTTCAGCAGTTTCTTCTGCTAAATCTTCACGAGCAACTGTAACCAATTCATCGTGCACAGTCAAAAGGACATTGACGTCTGGTTCATCGACAAAACAAGAGTGCGCCCTTACAATAGCCAATTTCATAATATCGGCTGCAGAACCTTGAATAACGGTGTTAAAAGCCTGTCTTTCAGCCCTAGCCTTCAATCCTTGTTCTTTGCTTTTAAGGTCTGGCAAATACCTTCTACGGCCAAAAATCGTCTCTACATAAGGAACGTCTAACTCTCTGGCTCGTCTAATAACTCTGGCTTTGTATTTATCAATGTCATGAAACTGTTCCATAAAATCATTGAGAAGTTTTTTAGCCTCTGGAACTTTAAGGCCCAAAGAAGATGCAATCTTGTCAGGTCCCACGCCATATGACATAGCCAGAACCAAGACCTTACCTGCTTTACGGTCAAGGCCTACAGTGTTTCCAATAGTGGTGTACACATCTCCACCAGTTAAGTAGTTGTCCATCAGAATTGGGTCATTAGAAAATGCCGCAATAATTCGTGGTTCAATTTGTGAGTAGTCTGCTACTACTAATTTGTATCCCTTTGGGGCATAGAAAAGGTTACGAATTAATTTTCCATACTGTCCGCTACTAGGTATGTTTTGTAAGTTTGGGTCACTACTGGAAAAACGCCCAGTTTCTGCACCGTGGGATTTAAAGTTTGTGTGCACTTTTCCATTAATAAGAAGGCTCTTTTTATCGACAATGCGCGATTTCCCAGATGTAGTACGAGTAACTTCTCCACCTAAATACGGAATAACATATGTTGTTGCTAACTTGTTTAAATCTTGGTATTCCAGAATGGCATCAACTAGTTCATCCTTGGCTCTATAAAACTCTAAAGCATCTGACGATACCGAGTAGTTATAAATAGTCAACGGTTGATTTGCAAAAGCAAGATTTTGACCTTTGGCTGTTAATGCAACTTTAATACGAACGTTGGGCTTGATACCACGACCACCTTCTTCTTTAGGAGAAAAAAGCAATTCTTGTTTTTCTTTAACAGAGTTCATAGAAAATGCTTTACCAGCAAGTTTCCATGCCTTTGCCTTAGTAGCATCAATGTCTATCTCTAAACGCTTAGCAAGGTTCTCTAACTCTTTTACGTCAATACTTGCACCTTGTAATTCCATGTCACATAGGGCAGCAACAACGTCCATCTCAAGTGACCATACCCGTGCCAAACTTCCAGTTAATCTAGGCTCTAATTCTTTATACAACTTCCATGTTACTTCAGAGTCAAACCCAGAATAATGAGCAACATCTGAAAATGAGTGGGCTTCCACCTCTACTCCAATACCTTTTTCAACTTTAATCTTAAGAAACTTTTCAGCACAATCTTTTAATCCAAGTCCTCCGCGATTGCGGTTATCAATAACAAAAGCAGCCATTAACGTATCAAAAAAAGGTTTCTTTGGAACTACTCCACGGTAATACTTAGCAATTGATTTAAGGTCAAACTTAATGTTGTGCCCAACTTTTAATTGGTCACTAAAGAATAGTGGTTTTAATGCTTTAAATACTTCTCCAGGAAGTAATTGGCCTGGAGGTGTATCAAATACTGGTTTCCATTTTGCTTGGTTCTTAGAGTAATCAGTTTCTTTTAACTCTTTACCCGCATCAACTTTACGTTGTCCACTAAGAAGTAATTCTTTGTCCCAACGCAAGAATTCACCGTTAGGATGTCCCATTGGAATAACGTCAGTACGACCTTCAGTTGCTAAGGAAATCCAAAGTACATCGTTAACTACTGGTTGAACTCTATTTTCTCCAACAGTTTCAACGTCAAATGCAAAACCATCAACCTTGGAGTAATACTCAACAAGGTCATCTAATTGTTCTTTTGTTGTAATTATATTCATGTGTCCCCCTAGAAGTTAGTGTACGGGAGCCTGCGAACGGAATAACACAGGCTCCCATACTTGTGGAAGTTACGCTAAAGAGCGAGCGATTTCAAGCAGTTCAGAACGGGGGGTTTCACGCACTACTTCATCGGCTGAGAATAACTCAGCGTTTGCTACTAACTCAGTTACGCGTTCTTGCGGTAACTTCCATTCCTCTGTCAGGTCACGCCCACGAACGAAGTCGAGGGTGTACTGCGTTGTTGGACCTGTTCCCAACCGAGAAACTTCCCAAAACTCGCGGTCAATAGGACCTTTACGCTCATCATCATGAGCCTTCTTTATTTGACGTGCGAGTGATGGTGGTGCAGTTAATACTTGTACTGTTGGTTCTGGGTCTGAAAGAACCAAAACATTAAATGCAAATTTTCCACGTGGCTTATCGCCAAGGATTTCGCAAAGTGGGCATCCAGCACCAATGCATACAAAAGACTTCTTGCCCTTTGGACGCTCAATCCAGTGCTGTTCGTATGTTGCAAATGGTCCAGTCTTATCAAGGAATTTCACAAGTTGTGGGTCCTCTGAAAAACGGAAGTCAGTTGGAAACTCAGTTGAGTCGTTGTTCATCAACGCATCAAGAGAATCCCAACCTTGTTGTACGGTTGTTCCAACTTTAGGTTGGACTTCTGAACTATCTTCATCAAGATAGTCTGCGGCTTCCACCGCTGGTTTTGTTATAGGCATTTTTTTCCTTTGGGTCATGAGGCACTTTGGCTCTCTTTGGCAGTGATGTCCTTCCAGCGCCTTACTAAAGCATCTGTCAGGTCTTCAAGTTGGCTCCACTCTACACGGTCGGAGCCGATTAAGCCACGTTTGGAAAACTCCTCTATCGTGACTTCAATAAGAGCGCGGGTATACACCCGATTCCCTCCCGTCTTACTGTTGTTTAAAGTCTTTGACCTTAAACGGTAAGGCGCTCGCGGAATGTATCCTTTGCGCTCCCATAGGCGAACTGTCACAATGTTTTTCTCTAATGCTTTTGCTAAAGCACTGATAGTAAACACTTCAACATCTTGTCCACCTAATGTTTTGCTGATTGGGTGTTCATCCCAACCATTTGTTTCTCCCACTTTTTTGCGGGAAACTTTTGGGTCTGCTTCACGGCGTTTACGTTTTGACCCAGGAACATATTCGAGGTCAGCAAAGGCTGCTGCTATCTCGTCTTCCCCACGTAAGCCAGGCATTAATTACTCTCTAACTGTTCTACATAACTACCAATATCTTCTGCATGGTCATCACAACACAAAGAATCGTCTATCCAAACACGCCACTTAACTGGATTTAAACATCCATCAACGTAACATTTCACAATTACTTCTTACTTAAAATCAATGCCCACGTAATTGTTTGTGGGTACATAAGTTCAATCTCTTCTGCAGTAAGTTCATCACTGTACAAAGCAGCCATGAGAGCATCTTCATCAACAACGCGAATGGTTTTGTACAAAGTTTCTTCTAAACCTTTTTGAGCAATGATTTCTTCAGCAGCGGCTTCATCAATCTTGCGAAGTGTACGACGTTGTTTTGTTAGTGCAACGTAGCCGTCTACATCTTGTGGTAACTCTAAAACAATGTTGCCTTTAGAATCTGGCTCACCGTTTTCATCAAGAACCTCAAACAACTTAGCGCGAAGTTCTTTTTGTTGTTTTTCTAAATAATCAAGTTGTGATTTAAGAAACGAATACTGTTTTGTTTGGCTAATTAAGTCATCTTGATTAGCAAACCTTGGTTCGGATTCTTTAACTCTTGCCATTTTTCCCCTCTTACTTTTTGTTTTCCTGTATGAACTTTAACAAACTACCTACCGTTAAATCAACTCCACCCCGAACGTTAATGCCTTCTCCGTCCATAACAGCGTCTGCTACAGCGTTCTTTTGATTGAGCATCTGGTATTGCCGCTCCTCTATAGAACCGTCTACAAGGAAGTCTTGGATTACGACGCTTTTCCACGTGCTAGAAGCGCGACGAATTCTTGAGTTCCTTTGTACTGCAGTTCCAGATGCCCAAGGTAAGTCATAGTTTACTAGTAAGTTAGCCTGGGGCAAATCGACACCGTAACCTCCTGCGTCTGTAGAAATAAGAACTCTAACTTCTTTAGACGTTTGAAACTCTGTCTTAGCCGTTTCTTTTTGGTTGGCATTCATCTGACCTGAGTAAGTTCTGCTTTCTATCTTCTTTTGAGTCAAAATGTCTTGAATTATTGGCAACATACCCAGGTAGCAAGTAAAGATAACTACCTTTGAGTTTTCATCAATCTCTAGATGGTCCATTACATATTCAATGGTTGTATCTAATTTGGGCGATTTTTTGCTGAGGTCATCCAGAGCACCTGCATCTGACAATCCAGCCAAGTAAGCACTTCCACCTCGTGAGCCCTCAATATTGACTGAAGTGTCTTCATCCACAACTTGCCAGCCATTCTTAAACTTATCAACGCTGTTAACTAACAGTTGTGGGTGGTCTACAAGCATTCTAAGAGCGGTTATCTTAGACATGATACTTCCACGCAATTCATCTGCTGCGCTTCCTTGTTGGTATCCATGCCCATAGTGCGCTTCTAAAGAAAAAGAAGAACCCATAAGTGCTTGGGCTTCTGTTAATTCTGTAAATAAATCTGTTGAAATGCGGTCATATAATTCGGCTGATTTTTTATCTAAGTGCACAAATATTGGGTCGTAATGGATTGTTTCTGGAAGATAAGGAGCAACGTCTGCATCTTTTTGAGTTTTACGTACGGATGATGCTTTCATTTTTTCATGAAACAAGGGCAAATTTCTGTACCGTTGTACTCCTCCAAAATGATTACGAACAATAAACGTTTGGTCAAACAAATCAAACCGACCTAATACTTTTTCATCCACAAACTGCATAATGCTATATAACTCTTCAGGACGGCCGTTTTCAATTGGAGTACCTGTTAAAGCAAATCTAATAGGAACATCTTGAGATAACTTCTTTACAGCCTTAGAACGCTTAGACTTAAATCCTTTAATAGCAGTCGCTTCATCACAAATTATGGCTCCCCACTCGTAATCTTTAATCAATTCCCAATCAGCAACTATTGTTTCGTAATTGCAAATCTCATAATCGGTATGGTTTTCCCAATCCATATCCCTTGACCAACGAATGTGTCGAGTAGATTTTGACCCATCAATAACTGTTGCACCTGCATCAGAGAACTTGTGTATTTCCTTTTCCCATTGATACTTTAAACTTGCTAAAGCAATAACAAGAACTGGTTTTGTAATAGCGCCTTCTTCTTTAAGTTTTTCAATAGCAGCAATAGTCAAGACAGTCTTTCCAAGACCCATTTCATAGGCTACTAACATCTTCTTTCTAGCAACCATTTTGTCAACAGCCTCTGGTTGATAAGGTAACAATGTTCCTTTAAATGCCATGAAACTCAACTCCATCTACTGGGGTTGGTGCGGTTAATAAAGCCCCACAATCATCACACTCAGCGTCAGTAAACCACAAAGAAATATCTCCATTTTCAAAAATTGCCTTTATACGAAAAATTAAATGACCACAATTTGGGCAAGCGTGTGTAGGAACTCCACGAGCATCTAAGACCATGCGTATGCTTTTTTTCCGTAAATAACGTCTCTTGCTGTTTCTATCCCACGATGAATTTCATCTACAGTCATATCTCCTGGGTCTTTAACATCAATGCCTGTGTAATTAAAGTAAGAAAGTTCTAAACCATATTTACGTGCATATCCACGCATTTGTTCGCATGCTTTTTTACCAGCCTCGTCTTTATCAAATGCTGCAATAACTTTCTCTGCACGTCTCATAATCTTGGCTTGTTCTTCACTTAAAATTGCTCCGTAAGTAGAGATAGCACCGCCAACTCCAGCAGATGCTAACCGTGCAACATCTAAAGGGGATTCGACAACGACAAGGATGTCTGTTGCCATGACCTCGACTCCGAATACAGTACGTGATTTTTTAACCCCTGCTGGTTGGTTTTTAAAGAAACGACCACTTGCTCCTTTCTCTTGCCATCCCCAGAGACTGTAATCGTTCGGGTCACGGATAGGGAGAATCCACGAGTTATGCTTGGTATCCCAGAGGATGCCGTGGTGTTTTGCTGAGTCTGCATTAATGAACCTCTTCCGTAGTTCGTTTTCTGGTGGGTCTGTAAATACTGCTAATCGTGCTTCAGACATTGTCAGTGGCTCTTCAGCGGGGATGTATTGTGGCAACTCACGGATACGCTTTAACAACACATCAATGTCTAATTCGGGACTTGCATTAACATAATCTTTTGCGTCAAAGTAATCCATACCTTTAATATCTGCAACAAGTGTGTAAATGTTTCCTTTATACCCACACGAAAAACAAATGTGAGCACCTGTCTCAGAATTAATCCACCAAGATGGGTTATGGTCTTCCTTACCTGTACGTGCTTTATGCATTGGGCACAACCCTTGAACTTCTTCACCACGTTGTGAGACAAGGCTTATATCAAGAGAAAGAAGAACCTTTTCAATGTCAATCATCTAGATGACCACTTAGCACAATGAACGCATTTAATCATCTGTGACTCATCATGGAAGCAACCTGTCTCCCAACGCCAAGTCAAAGCAGTTTCTGCTGGACCACAGTTACGACTAGCAACAACTTTTAAATTACGAATTCCATCGTCTTCTTCAATTGGTTCTAAACCAAGAATGACATCTGAATCTTGAAAGAAAGAAGAGGAGTAACCAATAGAATCGGCAGTAACTTTTCCTGCACGCATTTTCCAAAGAAGTGTTTGAGTAGTGATAATAACTGGTTTATTAACGCGCTGTGCTAACCGCTTCATTGCGCGAGTAATGTTAGTAATGGCTTGAGGAGTATTCATCTCTCCTGTAATTTCATCTAACATCAAATACACACCATCTACAAAGACAATGTCTGGTTTAGTCTGTTCAATTTTTGCTGCAAGTGCTGAGACAGTAATTCCATGTACTGCATCTACAAGATGAAAAGAGTGTTCTTTTTCCATCTCATTCAAAGTGTCTATATATCTAGACTCTTCTTCTGGTAACAACTTTCCTCTACGCAACCTATTGTGGTCAACGTGGGCACGCATAGCGTCGTGACGCTGTTGTTGCTCGTGGTTATTCATCTCAAATGATTGAAACATAGGGGTATACCCTTGTTGGTGAACATTTATAGCCATTTGCAAAGCAATTTGTGATTTACCAGTTTTAGGAGGGGCAATAATCGTAATAAGTTGTCCGCCTTGCAGTCCTGCGGTTGCTTCATCAACTTTTGTAAACCCAGTTGGAATACCTAAGAAATCATTGTTCTGTAAAGACTGGTAACTTTTATAACGTTCTTCAGTGTTTTTACTAAGGTCAATCTCATGAGTTCCAGAGATGCCTTGTTCATTAACTCGTGTAATGGTTTGTTCCATCGAAAGCAAAGCGGCTTCGTGGTCTTGTGACTGAAGATTTTCAACTGCTGCTTCTAAACCTTGTCGAGTAAGCATACGACGGCGAAACTCCACCAACGTATCTAGCAAATATTCGGTTGTATCTTCAAAATCTAAAACAAGATAATTTGGGTAATGGTCGTTAACAACTACTTCTGAAGGAACTTCGCTGTATTCAGCGTAATGCTTTCTAACAAACGCCCATACTTTGCGGTCAGCATCGTCTAAGAACCAAGATTCATTAACGCCACGTTGTAGTACTGACGTTATCTCACGAGTCTTAATGATGCGACTAAGTAGCCGATGTTCGTTACTAAATTTTTCTGCTGCCACTGCTCCCCCTCTTACAAGTTGTCTAGTTCTACTCCTGCTGACCCATATCGCGCAACTCGGCCTGGTATGTCTATTACGCCCTTTAGATTAGGACGGTACGGTAGCATGCCTACCAATTCATCCACATCTTCGTAAAGTTGCCAATAGTTAAATGGATTAACTACACGGCGTTCAAGTTTTTCAAATGCTTTCTCAAGAAGTTGTTCTGTCCAACCTTCGCTTTCAAATCCAGCCAACTCTAGTGAGATACCATAATTGTTAGCAAGGTTCCACAACTTGTTTGCAGCAAGCAAATTGATTTGCCCTATTTTGCTCTCTACTTTTGTAGAAAGAAATTTCTTTGTCTCCTCTGTCAATAACTGACAGACCACATCAGTGGCGCAAATTACCTGTGGTGAGGAGACATTGGATATGTCTCCGTTTTTCATATTACCTCTACTGTAGCGTACTTAAGAATAAATTCACGAAACTTCTTAGGGTCTTCACTGGCAACCAAAGCAAGTTCTTCTGGGACTTCTCCTGGAATTGTAATTGAGTAATGACCATCGTTTAGTCTCATCTTTAAATTTACAAAAAGAATATGTTTGCAAGACCCGCGTTTAATATAGACAGGACAATTACAACGAGTCTCTTTTGTATCGGTATCAATCTCAACTTCAAAAACACCAGCACCTTGGGCAGAGAGGAACATTTGGACCGTTCTCCACGGTGTATCCATGCTCATACCTTTCATTGGGCGCCTCGTAGGTCAGAACCAACTATAGGCACTCTAATGAAGGCTTCGTGTGCGAAACTCGACATTGCTTCACGGTAATTTGCTTCCCAATCTTCAAGACGAACATTTGTTGTCACAATGGTTGGTAAGCCCTTGTCATAACGCAAACGAAGAATTTCATCAAAAGAAGAATCATCGTATTTAGAGCCATATTCTTTACCTAAATCGTCAATAACTAATACACGCACATTAAGCCAATCAAACTTACAACGCCCATGAAATCCGTCTAACTCATAAACCATGTTTCGCTTATCTTCAGGGTCTGCATCAAAAGTAGATTTCTTTCTTGATAAGAACTCTGGATAAGTCATGTAATAAATCGGACGTGCACTTAATCCGTAATCAGTTGGACTCATACCAAGAGCCTTGGCTGCTAGGGCATCTTCGTCTGGCAGGCGACGAATAACTTCCATAGCAGCCACGACCGCATGAGTGGTCTTGCCTATCCCAGGACCGCCATCAAACAACAGACCGACACCGTTGGTGCCGATGTTGCCAATCTGCTTGATAACCTGCCCACTAACAGTGTCATCAATCCAACTACCCACTTCTGGCGAGAAGTGACCAGTGTGATTGGCTATGTCTTCTGGCTCAAGACCTAAAAATCTACGAGGGATGTTTGATGTACGAAGTAACCAATGTTTCTTAAGTGGCGATAACGTGTTTATGTCATACATCGTTGTCTTCCCTCCATTTTAAATATTCTCTATGAAGTTTTTCCCAATCGTAGTCGTGACTGTCATCAGTTCTTGGAACGCTGTACGTAGTTTGGTATGGCAATGCACGCATTAAAAACCAATGAGCAATTTTTCCCATAAAGTTTCCATACCAGCGAAAAAATCTATTTGGATATTCTTGCTTCACCCAGTTGTCTTCGTTCCAATCAAAAGTCATGCGTCGACCTTGAACTCCAAACGACCTTCAAATGCTGTTGGCTTTTCAGCCTCGTTAAACTTTGTTGGATTCATCTTTACACTCTTGCGAGTTGTGTTTTGCAGAACCATCTCTTTAACCCAACGCTTTGCAGCAGAAGCATTTTTCCACGCTGTTTGTGCGCCTTTGCCTTCTTGGTCAGGAAGTGAATTTAATCCTGCGCTAGAAGTTTCAAATGTTGTGAGATTGTAATAAGCCAACCATGCTCCAGCCTTTTCAGGATTGAGTGTGATTGAAGCAGTGAACACTGCTGATTTCTTTTTAGCCATTGCTTGCCTCCTTTAGGCGTGCTTCGTGTCGTTCTAGTTGTTTTCTACCAGATAGTGAATTCTGGAATACACGACCATCGCTGGCTACAAGGGTCGCTGCACTTTCTGTAGTCTCTACCTTGGAAGTTACTTTTGCAAGTCCAAGGTTCTCTCTTGCCTGGTTCATCTTCTTGCCAAAAGAAGAAAGATATAACTTATACAGGAATGGGGCTTCATCCCCGATGTTTTTAAAGTTGCTTTCATCTGCCATAAACAGGCGCAGAAGTTCTAACTCAATCAATGGAGTTGTTGCGTATTGCTTTCTAAACTTTGCAAGGGCGCCTGAGAGTTGCTTGACGCTAACGGTTCCTGGTAGGAGTGGGTACTTTTTGCCAACT